CTCCAGTAGGTCTTTATAACCGGACGCATAGCCGCTGTACAACACGGGGGTATTGTGATGAGTAGCCATATGTGTCTCCTGTCGTGGCTAAAGTCTGCCGCCTCCCCAATGGAGCGCAGTCAGGATGGATTTATAGTATATCAAAGAAAAGGGGGCAACAAGTGCCCCCCTCTCTAGTCTAGCGTTTAGCTAGCTCCAGGTGATCCAAAGATACCCAGTGGGTCAGACACACCAAAGCTGTAACGCTCACGGGCCTTGTACCGGCTGTTACCAGTATCAAAATCGGCATCCATTGAGGTTTGCATTGGGGTACGCACAAAGTGCTTCAGACCGTTTGGAACGTCAGTCAGCAAGAACCAAGCATTGGTATCAGTCAGATAGTGGTTAACAGTATAACCCTCTGGAATTGAACCCATGCTACGGAGTGCGTTGATGTCGTTGTCAGCAGTGTTCACACGAAGTTCAGTTTCAAGCAAGCGAGTCGCTACGAACTGAAGATCGGGTGGAACAACCAGCTTACGGGGCTTGGCTGCGATTAGCAAACCACGCTCATCAGTCCAACCGGCGATTTGAATAACGGCGGCTTCCAGAGAAGTCTCGTTCAAATCAGCACCAGTTGTAGGCTCGTTAGAGTTGGTACCACCGGACACCAGAGGGTGTGCAGTAGAACACAGCTCTACTCCGTCGCCGTAAGTTACTGTGTTATCGAACGCATTGTTCAGAATAGCAGCAGCCTTAACTTGCTTGGTGTAAGCCATAGCGCGTGCAAGTGCTTTGGTATAACGGGCAGACAAAGAATCGTACAGGTTGTCTTCAATAGCTTCTTCAGTTATTGAAAATCCCATAGAGATTGTCTCATGGTTATACCGAGCAGTGAACGCTTCCTGGGCGTTGTCGTATGCAATAGCCGCACCTTCATTCTTAACAGGTGCTGCGCCAAAACCCGACAGCTTGGTTTCCTCTTCAAAAGAACGCTCTGAGCTTTCAGTCTCGAAAATCTCAGCGTGCTCTTCACCATATTTCTCATACTCCATGCCAAATAGGGCATTTAGACCCGGTAGGAGTTCTTTGAGTAGTTGCGCTCTTGAAATAGCCATGTCTCAATACTCTCCTTAAATACCGGTCTTATTGGTGTATGAATGCGCGTCGGGATTGAACTTAACGATCAAATCCGTAGCAGCGTCACCAATTTCCGACCCCGGTGCGTCAACAAAATCAACGATTCTGAAGGCGAAACCAGAAGTGGTGTTAGTAGTAGCGGTTACTGCGCTAGTAGAATTACCAGTAGTGGTGCTTCCTGTGCTAGTGCTTTGTACCGCAGCCAAGTGAGTATTTTGACCCAGATCAGCCTGAGTTACAGCGCCGTCGGCCTGAACTTGGAACAAGCAGTCTGGGTCATCAACAACATAAGCCATAGCGTCAGACGCTACTGTACCTGTAGGCCAGTATTGACTGAAAAGCTTTTGCTTAGAGTTGGGGTCAGTGTAGGTGCAGCCGACAAAAACGCCGATTGTACCTGCTGGAAATGGAGTTGAATTGTCTCCATTTGTAGTCACTATCTCGATTGTGCCACCAGCAACAATAGCTACGATTGAGCCATTAAAAATGTTGGTGCCATAACCAGAAGCGATCTTAATCTGACGGGTGGAACCAGCGTAAGGCTGTCCTCCAATCAGATTCAACGGCTTTAGGCCGTATGGGGCAGCAGAAGATGCCATGTTAGACTCCTAGTTAACCTTTGCCAAAAGTAACCGTCGATTTCCTATCATTAAATATAGGCATACGAGGGTCGCTTTCTCGCATTAAGTTGTGGTCAACAGACTGCATCTGAGCAGCGGTTTGCTGCTTATAATAGTCGTTGCGTTCTGCGACCATTTCTTCTGGGGCTTTACAGAGCATCAATCCACCAATAACGATATTATCTTTGAACCTGTCATCAATAACAGAATCAGAAAATATCTCAGGATGAACATCCGCTCTTACCGGCTCCCAGCCTTCACGTAGTTTGGAAGAAACGTTAGTGGCGTCAGAAACACCTCGCGTACTTATGCGAATCCATCGATAGGCGTAACCGTCTTCTGGCGTAGGGCTGGGCAATACTTCTGGCCTCGCCCAAGCTTTCTTACGGGTAGTAGCTTCTCTGGTTTCTGCATCACGCGGCATACGTAATTTATTATCAGCCATTTTGTTTCCTCGCTAATTTTAAAGCGTGCTCTGCGTACCTATGGGGAGGTACGTTTAGTCGGCTTGCCATAGCAAGTTCCGACTTGGTTAATTTCACCTTATGAGGTGAGGTACTACGCGTAGCTGGTGCAACTACGTTACTAGGTTTCTGCTGCGGTGCCGCTTCCGGTTCCGCGTCTACACCGGCGTTTTTATTGAAGTAAGCCGGAAATACTTCTCGCATACGAGTGTCTAAACGCTCGTAGTATTCATCAGAGCGAGGGTCTATGCCCTCGTTCATTGCTTTTGTATGTACACCCCAAGCCAAAGATGTCATTTCGGGGTCACCTTCTGGCCCGTTTCCGAACCAAGGGTTCTGGTCAGCCCATGCAGCGGCCTTCTCATCCCGTTCTAATTCAGGCTCGGGAGGTGCAAGTTCTTGTGATTGAACAGTATTTTGTGGGGGTTGTAAAGTCTCTTTACGTTGTTGAATAGCCCTAGGCTTTAAACTATTTACTTTGTCAGCCCTTATTTGAGCTATATTTAACGCCTGTTGAGCTTCAACAATCGCATCTGTTTCACCAGAGTCATACGCCTTTTTATACTGCTGAGTAGCGAAAGCGAGTTCAGACTGTACTTGTTTCTTGGCTGACTCTATAAGCGCGTTGTGACTTTGGCTAGACTGGCTTTTAAGTTGTTCATTTTCTTGAACTAATTGTTTAGCGTACTCCTCAAGAGCTTCACGTTCACGCATAATTGTTTCTTTTGCCCGACGTTCATCGTGGTACGTGCGAGACAAAGTTTTCATGCGCTCTTGTACTTTCTTACTGTATTCGGAAAGCTCTTCTTCTTGTAAGTCCTTGGGAGGTAAAGCTTTTTTACCCCTATCAGCAGGAGGGGTGTCGTCCTCAATCTCTATTTCAAACTCATCAGTGGCCGCTTCGGCTTTCTTTTCTGAAGGTTTTTCAATAGTTTCACGGCCTACAGCCCCCTCTATTTCAGGCTTTTCCGGCACTTCTTCAGGGACTTTTACCTCCACTTCTTGGAGATTTTCTTCCTTACCAGGATCAGGGAACTCATACTCTACTTCTTGCATTGCCATAATTTAATCCTCAAGCGCGAGTTAATTTACTCGTATCTTCAACCACAGCTTCGATAGAGTCATCGTTCATCAAACGATACTCATTCTTGCCGACTTTAAACCGCGTGCCTGTATTGGCACGGAACATCACGTAATCGCCCTGTTTGCACCACGGGCCTTCGGGAAATCGCTCTTTGTCTTTATAGGCTTGGTCACCCATATCGACCACCAGCCCCACCATAGACAGGATGTATTCTTCCCGCATGGTTTCGGCGGCTTTTGCGATGCCTCCCTCAAATGTGTCTTCTATCGTAGGTAGAGCAATAAGAACGCGGTATCCAACGGGTTTGGGAATTTGCTCCTCCAACACCACTTCCGCTTTCTCTTTCTCCTCTATCTTCCTGCGCCGCTTCTCTTCAAGCGGGGTTAAAGCTGCTTCAGTCATCTGAGTCTTCCATATAGTTACGCGCAAGGTCTTCTATTTCTCTGCGTGCGGCGGTTAGACCCCGAATCACCCCGCACGATTCCTTATATTGGGCGAAGTCAGTAGCTCCTCCCCCGGCAAGAAATTCTTCTTGGCTTTGCTGTAGTTCAGCAAGTTTCTTATCAAGCACGTCAAAGACGGTTTGTGCCATAAATTATTGTCCTCTTGGGGGCATTTGTTGGGCTTTGGCAAGGTCGAGTATGGCTTTGGCCTCATCCAAGTCCTGTCTTGCATTGGCTTGATCTGTCTGAGCAGCAATACGTGCAGCCTCAATAGCGGCGGTGTTGTCTGCTTTTTGCTTATCAAGCTGGAGTTTTGCAGCATCAAGCGCCGTATCTGCTTGATCTTTCTGCGCTTTTCTCTGCTGTTCAGCAGCTTTGAGTTGCAATTCTTGTTGCTGCATCTGAATAACAGGGTCTTGCGCTCGCTGTTGTGCAGCTTGTTGTGCAGCGGCGGCTTGTTTCTGCTGGGTAAGTTGTTGTCCTGCTTGTGCCAGTAGGCTCGCCAATTCCACCTCTGTTTCTTCTGGAATCTCTGCATCTGGTGCTGGGAGGGGTACTCCTAGTTTTGCTTCCATCTGCTGCCTATAGCTAAACGCTACGTGCTCACCTATGTGAGCTTGCAAAGCCGCTACAATCTGTTGTGCAGCAGGGTTCTGCCCAATGAACGCCGCAATCTGCGGGTCTTGTAAGAAGGCTTGGTGGGTAGCGATATGGGCGTCATGGTCTTGATATATAAAGGCTTTTATTGGTTTACCCACAAGAACTGCCATATTTTCGCTGACCGGATCAGAAGGCTTAATATCATCTTTAGTAGGTACAAGCTTATCTGCGTTCTTAATACCCAGAACCTCGATCATCTGTCGGTGTAACTGAGGCAGGTCATATATCTGTGGGGTAGCCTGTGCCATCTGCAACACGGTCTGATACTGCACAACTCTTTGTGCCATCGTGCTGCTGTTGGGATCGCTGACAGGAATTACTTCCACCATGTCGTAGTCCATACGGCGGGCACGGGCTTCGGCACGGTCAGGCGTGTACATGTACTCATCTGGCGCATACTCCGCGATTAGCGCCCGCAAGAGTTTGAACTCCTGCTTCATGGCGTAATGAACGCGAGACTGTACAGCAGCCATAGGCTTGAGAGTGCGCTCCAGTAGAGCGAGTGTGGTACCGACAGGCGCGTTGGCGCTCATGTCAGAGATGTTCATATCACTGATAGCCCCCAGACGACGGCCTTCTTCAGTGATCTGTTTCAATAATGCAAGAAGTGTCTGACTAGGCTCCTTGTAAGGGAGCGTCATTATGTTTTCTTTGATACTACCGGAAGGCACGTCCACATCACGGAACTCGCCGGGGCCGATGGGGGTATCGTCTCCTTTAACCCGTAAACCACGGGACTTTAAGCCCCCCGGCAGATTAGACAGCGTACCGGCGTCAACTAATTGGCGGATTAAGGAGGTTCCCGCTCTGGCGTATCCACCAATAATGTGAATTAAACCAAGGCCATAGAAGCCAAAACCCGGTACATAAGAATAATGAACAAAATGTTGACGCTTGAGCGTCAAAGGATCGTCAGGATTCCAGTTACGTCTAATAGCTAATACGGTGCCAGACCCTTGCTCCAGAGTTACCACATAAGGCTTTGCTATCTGCAAATCGCCTTCTTCTTGGTCAATACCGTCAATAATTAGGTCTGCGTGGACTTCTAAGATCGTATAGCGGTCGTCAGCGTTGAGGGTGTATCCCCCTTCCTCTGCTTTTTTCTCTTCTATATCAGTGTGATAGGAAACAGGATCGCCTAACTCCTCATCCAAATAAAAACCAGCCGCCTGTAGTTTAACGAGTTCGTTCTTTGTTTTACGCATTACGTGGGTAACGCGCTCGGCTGTTTCTATGTTTGACGCGCCATATGGGACAATCATATCCTCGGCGGGGATATAGATGGCAACCTGTCTGCCAAGATTGGGGTCGAAATAAACCTTTTTAAACGCAGACCCTGCAAGACCAAGACTGTAGAGCAACCTTTCATGTTCCGGA